TTGGACGAAGAGTTGTTTGATTCTGCGGTATACAGAGCCGACGACACGGCAGGACAGGGTCAGGCCCTAGCGGAAGCGTATGCGCGGGGGAATAGCCCCAAACAGTTGATGCAGGAAGCTTCATCCATGACTCCGATGGATATGTCTAATGGAGACCCGGATTTCTCTGGAATAATGAAACTTCAGCAAGCAAAAGAAAAACAACAACAAGATTTTGCCGCGGCGGCGGAGGCGGCATCCAACTCTAGGGCTTTGCTGCGTGAACGCGGAATGTCGGCTAGTCAACGGCAAAGAGCGGCGGAGGCGGAAGGACAGGACGTCGTACACGAGGCTTCTATTCAACCAACTTCTCTGGGCCTTAATCTCCCGGGCACAGCTGACACGTTGGCGGATGGTTCGTCCCTGTCTACCGCGGGGATGTTCTCTGGGGTGTCCGATGGCGACCAAATGTTGGAAGCGGAAGCAGCCAAAAGGTTTTCTGCCCGGGATACTGCGACTTATCCTTTGCTGGGCAGCCTCGTTGCGGCTGCTTCCGATGCCGCAAGGGAAAATGAAGAGCAAGCGGCTCAGCGAGCAGAGTTATTAACACGCAACGTAGACCCTAATGAAGAATCCGCGTTAGATAAGTTTGCCACGATCTCTGACGGAGTTCAAAAAACCATAGACGATCAAAACACAGTTATCTCTAAGACTGCAATATCTGAAGAGATTGCGAAGCAAGCGGGTAACGTTGGCGGGAACGTAGTTGATGCGGCCAATACGTTATTTACTACGTTAGGATGGTTGACTGGTCAAGGTGTGGCGTTGGGATTAGACGGTGTGGGAATGGTTACGGGTGGAGGAGAAACCAGCAAAACTATCTTCCAAACTTCTCAAGATGTTAGAGACTATGTTAATTCTCTTCCAAACTTAATGTTTGTTGGAAATGGTAACGGCCCCCTCAGTATTCCCGAGAATGTTACTGCTGAGGATGACAGCGCAATAGCACTCAGACGGCTAGACGAACTGTCTGAGGATGATCCCATATTCTCGGATAACGATTACAATGAATCTGTTCTTCGTGGACCCACGGATCTCGGCCTGAAAGATTTCAACCCTCGTATATTGTCCGCACGGAAATCAAAGCGTGAATTAACTACCCCATCTAACATTGCGGCTAATGCGGCAGAGAGGACTGCGTTAGATAAACTTGAGGCCGCGGCACGGGAGCAACCAGCCGAACAGATTAATCGTGAGCAAAATGCGGCAGAGATGACTGCGTTAGATGACCTTGAGGCCACGTCTGGGGGTGTACAACTAGAAAGCGCAGGTATTTCTACACTTCTATTGAAAAGGGCTCAAGATGTTTTAGACGGAAAGTTTCCTTCTAATGCAGAGTTAAAAACACTAGCCGAGCGGCTCCTAGATAAAAGTTTGGATTTAACGGTAGCCAGTCTTAAAGCATTCGCCGAAAAGTTTGAAAAAGTTCAGGCTGGTCTTCAAGATGCTGAGGGAACCACTGATCAATTAAATCCTGCATCCGCCGCTGCCGCTGCCCGAAAGGACCGATTTGTACAGGACATGGTAACCGATAATGGGGAAACCGATAATGGGGAAACCACTAATGGGGGAGATACGATTGTACAAGAATTAGAGGTAGTTGTTTCAAACGGTGAAGGTGCAGATGGCACCGCCGTTTCGAAGATACTTCTTGAAGGCGCTGGTTTGAAAGGAGGGGATACGGAAACCAATCTCGCCAGCTACAAAAAGTTAATCCAAGAAATAATGGGCGGTGGTCCATCGGAGAAACAGAGGAACCAAGAAAAGTGGAACAACTTTGCTATGATTGGTTTTGCGATTGCAGCGGGGCAATCCCCAAATGCCATGACCAATATTGCACAGGGTATGTTGGAGGGCACTAAGCTGATGTCTAGCCAGCGCACGGCCCGTGCTGCAAGGGAAGATAAAATGAATATGTTTGCCTTAGAGCAAACGTCCTTGGATAACCGGGCTCGTATTCGGGCTTCTGGTTCTGGTTCTTCTTATAACGCTCAAGACCGCCTGTACAACAGCACCTTCAAGGACATATTGTCAAATCAGTTGGATTATGGAAATGGCACAGTTAAAGAAGCCACCAAAATTGCAAGGGATGCTGCAAGGGATGCTGCCCCTAACTCTAGTCAGGCGAATGCTGGAGGCGACGAGGAGTATACTATAAAGACGAACCCGAAGGGTGTGCAAATAGTAGACCCCAAACTTGCCGAAATAATTAAAATTGCAATAAAAAAATATAATAAAGAGAGTGTTATTGCATCGTTGAAGAAAAAAGACAGTATTTACTTTGGCGTTGATCTTAAGTTGTATGGACTGGAATAAGGGAGTTTTAAAATGGCTGAATCTGCTGTCCGTGACGACCTTTTCTTACCGAAATCCGCTGTCCGTGACGACCTTTTCCTAACTAAAGATTTCACCGACGAAGAAGATTCCACCGACGAAGAAGATACCGCTGACGGTCGCACGTTTGCGGAACGTGCGAGAGATGCTGGTGGTCAAATCGGGGACATGGCTCAAGGCGTAGGGGCTGGTTTAACAAACATAGCTCAAGGTATATCTGAACTCGGTGTTATGCCGTTGGAATCAGCCGGACTTGTGGACGAAGGCAGTCAAGAAAAAGTAACACAGTTTTTTGCGGACACTAAAGATACGCTGGGTCTTACCCCTGATACGACAGCAGGTAAGGTTACTGAAACAATTGCAACCTATGCACCAACACCACTCCTTGTACTTAGTTTTGTATCCAAAGCAGCAAAAGCAGCAAAAGCCCTTCAGGCAGGAACTTTAATTCCTCAAGCCACATCGTTGTTTGGTCAAACAGCACAACTGTTTGGTCGAACAGCCCCAAAAGCTCTAACAACAACACGGGTAGGGCAAGCGGCATTAACCACGGTAGGTTCAGGTGCCGCTGATATTCTTGTCTCCCCAAGTACAATGGGCACTCTGGCTGATAGCTGGGATGCGTTGCCTGAAGGACTGCGTACAGAAGACGAAGAGGGTCTTACAGGTAGTGCCTTGCAAAGTGTTCGGTTACGAAACAAAGTTCGCCTTGGTATTGAGGGTGCAAGCTTTAATGCGGCGGGTGAAGTTCTTATTCCTTTTGCAGGTGCTATGATTCGATCAGCGGCCTCAGTTCCCGGCGTTCCTCTTTTGGCTCGTAGTATATCGTCGGGATTTGATATGCTGGGTAATACCATAATCCGAAGGGCCGAAAACGGCGGCAAGATTTCTAAATTTCTAAAAAAGAATTTTACTCCTGACGGTCTTACCCCATCTCAAATCGCAACGGGGATTAGAACTGCTGAGAGTATGGGGGAAGCCCAATCCGAAATGGCATCAAAGACAGTTGCTAAATACGATAAAGCAATATTAAAATTGACTAGACTACAACGACTTACAGGAAGAGGTGCTGCGGCGACTGAAGCCGCACACAATAGAACCATGTCTTATTTGACGGGTAACTTGCCTAGGGCAGATTTTGTGTCTGAATACGGGGAAGGAGTTGCGAAAGCCGCAGATGAAATGCGGGATCAAATTGATAATCTTAGTAAAGAATTTGAGTTCTCAATAGATGCCGCTCCTAATTTAACACCCGCACAGAAGAGTGATTTAAAGGCTCAGTTCTCAAGCAATCAAGGATCATATATCACCCGTGTGTATGAGCTTTATTTAAATCCAGAGAAATTTGTGGGTTTGGATTATCGGGCTTTGCCCGGATATGATGCCGCTAAGAATCAATTAACTGGCATTATTGCGAGAGGAACCCCCGGGAATCAAGTCGCGGGGTCGGCTGATCAACAGGCAATCGACTTAATTGACTCGTTGTTTAAAAATGATTCTTTGTTGCAGGGAATGACTACCGAAGCGGTTAAGAAAAACCAGCTTAGAGGTTTGTCGGAGGGCGTTGCAGATGCAAACAAAAGAACATCTTTGTTTAAATTAGCAACAGGGCAGTTGTTGCCTCGACAAACATCTGGGTTTTTGGAACAAGCTGACCTGTTACGAGGTTTAATGGGAGAAGTTACAAAACCAAAAGATGCTTTTTTGGTTACAATAAATAATATGTCAACCACTATGGCCTCTCAACGTTTGTACGATTCCGTAAGTAAAATGAGCCAATCTACTATGCGGAACGCACAGGGCAACCTTGTCAGCCCGGGATCGGTGAAGTCCTTTGACGAGTACGTTTCTGAATCAGGAGTCAACCCTGATGCTCGCCCGTTTGTTATTGATGGGAGTACAGTATTAACTAGAGGACAATCTAATGCTTTAAAGCAAAATAATTATGTACAAATGGGGGAAGTGGATTTAAAAAATCCATTCGGCGGACAATACGGATCATTGTCAGGGAACTGGGTTCCCTCTGAAATTTACGGAAGTTTAACGGCAGCTTCACGTCCGCAGGGAGCCATGGCGGGGGCCTTGGCTGTTGCGTTACAGGCCAAAGGCTTGTCTCAAATGACAAAGACCGTCTTGAACCCTTTGTCCACGGTAAGAAACTTCTTGTCTAATATATTTGTTGTTGCGGCAAATGGTTTGGGTGGTCGAAACATGAACATCCTAGATGCGGGTGACACGTTGGTCGCAAATGCTGTTTCTAATCCTGCTCAATTTAAATTTCTGTCAGCCATGCAAAACGAGGGGGCAACTGGGCAAAACATTCAAATCAATGAGATGCGAAAACTTTTGGAAGAACAAACTCAACGAGGGGTGTCCGCTACTCTTAACAAAGCAGGCACTTTTGTTCGGGAAAAAGTTCCGTTGGTGGGGAAAACCATTCGGGGTATGGAAAAAGCCTATCAGTTAGGTGACGATTATTTCAAAGTTGTTGCTGGTCTTGGAGAGAAAGCTAGGTATGGGGCGGCTTTGAGAAAAGGAGGCGTCAATATAGATGACCTTGGTCCAGAAGATCTTACTAAGTTCAGAGACGCATTAGGAAATGTTACAAACCCCACGGGATTAGCTGAGGCAGTTGCTAGAAACGCCCGGAGAGATGCGATTAAGGCCGCACTTGTGGGGTCCAGACTTGCCTCCCGTCAGACATCTATAGCGGGTACGGACTTTGGTGACATGATGGCTGTAGACATCGTGAAGGCAACCATGCCCACTTATTCCATGGTTCCAGAAGCCGTAAAATCATTGCGGAAGATTCCTGTAATGGGTAACTTTATTTCTTACCCTGTTGAAATCATGCGTACATCCGCGAACATTTTAGAACGTGGTGTGCGGGAGCTTGGTTTCCAACCAACACAACAGTTAATTAGTGCGATGGGAGAAGCTGAGGCCAAGAAGTTTGCTCGTCAGATTAGAGCAATCGGTGCCCAACGTGTGTCAGGTTATGTATCCTCGGCTCTTGTTGCCCCGTATGCAATTAAGGCCGCAGCACACAGGGCTCTTGGAATTACATCCGAACAAGAAAAATTGTTAGACGAAACAAAAGCGCCCTACGCTGCTGGCAACAACCTGATGTATATTACTAAACCTGATGAGGATTTGAACGCAGAAGCTGTCGATTTGTCCTACATGCTTCCCTATGACTACATGCTGGCCCCTGCTCGGGCGGCGCTGGAAATCTACCAACGTAAGGGTGCTTTGGGTGCCAGTGATACGGAAACTATCCTCGCCATGTCGGCTTCTGTTTTGCAAAAGTTCTTAGAGCCTTTTGCGTCAGAGGGCCTAGCCGCAGAACGAGTAATTGATGTGACTACCCGTAATGGCAAGACTTCAACAGGTGCAGAAATCTGGGAACCCGGTGCCTTACAGGGCGAGAAGGTCAAGAAAGGTGTGAACCACGTCTTAGCGGCATTCCTACCGGGGATTGCGGAGCAAGCAGTAACTGTTAAGGGCGGTGAAGTGGTACAGGGCCGCACCACCCGAGCAACCACGGGTTTACCAACCAAAGCTGGTGACAAATACACCATTGCGGAGGAGATTGGTTCTCTAATGACGGGGTTACGCCCGATTAAAATAAACACAGGCCGTAACCTTGGTTTTTCTGGAGGGGCCTATTCGGCGGACCGATCCAGTGCTGTTCAGATTTTCACAGGAAAAGCAGATGACAACGATGCAACGGTGGAAGACATCACTGACGCATACAGAAGAGCCAATGATGCAAAGAGGCGTCACCAAGCAACGTTGAAAATAAGAATAGATGCCGCGATGGATGGGGGGATGACCAAACAACAAGTTAAGAGAGCTTTAAAAAACACAGGTGTTTCTAAAAAAGAACTTAGCAACATTATGCGTAATAGGTACGACCCTATTAAAATAAGCCGTGCTTTGATTAGAGAAGTTCGGGACGAAGTTAACATTAAAAAAGAGAACAGGCTTCTTAGCAGAATACCCAAGGCCGAGATTAACGAGATTCGTAGATCGTTGCGTAACTCAGAAATAATTCCAACCTCTCGTGACGCTTTACAAACCCGTCCAAGAGATGATTTATTCCTGTCTGCCCCCACACAGCCACAGGTACAAGTACAGCCACAGGTACAAGTACAGCCAGCGCCGCAACCTGATCAATCGTTTTTTGATCAGGCGCTTGATACTGTTGAATCAACTGCGGGACAAGTTTCAAATACCCTTAGCGGCATAACAGACTCAACCGGGAAGATCGCAATGGATTTTCTTGGCAGTGATCCCATTTCACAGTTAAGAAACTCTCAAATTGCTCAACGGTTGTCGGGGTCTAATCGACCTTAAGGTCAATCCCAAGACCACCAAACAACTGTATTAATTCGTCTGCTTCCAATGCAGCTTCTTTAAGTATGTTTTTATCCTTGCAATATGCTGCGTTTTGCAATGCGTTTCCAACAAAGTTCAGCAATGCTGTGCTCTGAACTTTGTGCATATCTTTAAGCCCAAGGGTTTTCATCTTTGGATCAATCATTCTATCTTTCCCCAATCATCTTGAATATCTACGTCAATTTTAGATGGTACTTTTAACGATACCCCTGTTTCCATTAGTTCTTTTATCTCGGCAGCTTGTTCGTCGCTGTCTATATTAAAGCATAGTTCGTCATGCACCGTTAGCATAGGAGTATGTCCTGCATTGTAGCAATCCAGCATGGCCTTCTTGGTTTGGTCTGCCGCTGATCCTTGGATCAACTTGTTCAGTGCCTTGTATGTGAACGCCCGTTTGATTGCCGTCCCGTATTCCTTTAGGGCCTCGTCGTATGGCATGGCCTTCCCTGTTCCGAACTTGATGGGTTCCCACAGGTGGAACCGGCACTTGCGTCCCAGAAGAGTGCGGATCTGCCCGGTGTCTGCCCCCCTCTTGGATGCCATCTCGGCTAGTGCCTTAACAAAAGGAACAGTGTCTCTGTGCTGTCCCATGAGGTGCTTGGCATCATCGAACGATACATCCAGTTGGTCTGCTAGTTTTGCCGCGCCCATACCGTACATAATTCCGAGGTTCACAGCTTTTGCATCCTTTCGGCTAATACCGGCAAGATCCGCAACGATTTGGTGTAAGTCAACGTCGGAGGTGTTGTACTGATCCACGATGTTATCAAGCACGTTCTTCTGTGGCATCCGCTCCACGCTGGCCGCAAAATGTACCAGTAGTCTTGGTTCCTGTGACGAGTAGTCGAACGACCCCCAACGGTATCCATCCTCGGGTATAAACAACCCCCGGATCAACTTCTTAATATCCTTGTCACGGGCCGGAATCTGCTGGAGGTTGGGGTTGGACGAAGAAAAGCGACCTGTCACTGTACCACCCTCGTCACGGCGTGTGGAGTGCAGTTCTGTGTGGATACGACCGTTGTGCTCGTGCCGCAGAATGCTGTCGATGAACGTGCTGTCGGCCTTGTCAAACTCCCGCAGCTTCACCAGCTTCTGACATATCTCCGCAGGGTGCGCGTTCAGATAGGCTTTGTTAAACGATGGTGCCCCCTTCTCTGTCCTTGGGTATTCCATCTTGAGCTTATCAAACATCTTAGAAATAGATGCCGACGCCCAGATGTCCACCTCCATCCCTGCTTCTTTCTCAATGAACGATCTTAGTTCTTTGGTCTTGCCACGGATAAACTTCTTGTTCTTGTCAGCCTTTTCCAGATCAACGCGAACCCCCTTGCTCCGCATGTCCAACAGGCACGGTATCAGGGCCGTTTCGATATTCCATATGTGCCACAGGTCTTGCTTCTCTAATTGTATCTTGAGCGCATCCCACAGCTTGAGTGTCGCTACAGCATCCCTCTCGGCATAAGCCCCGACATATTTGGGCGGCAGCTTGTACATCTCAGACTTAGCATTGATGCCCCACTCTTTTGCCGCCGCTTGTAGCAGCTTCTCATCCTTACGAAGTTCGATGTACGACTTAGCCATAGCATCAAGGCCAAAGGACCAACGGTTCTCGTCAACCAAGGCCCCCGTTATCATCGTGTCAATAATCTGACCCTTGATCTCAACACCTTCAGCCCTCATCCACCCCGCATCGTAAGTCGCGTTGTGCATGATCACGTTCATTTCAGGCACAGACATCTGCTTTTTGAGCCAGCGCATCGTGAACTTTGGATCAAGGTTGTGGCCGTTCTCGTGACGGATCGGGAAGTACCCTTTGTATTCCCCTGCCGCAACCGCAATGCCTATGATGTGGCCGTCGTTCCGGGCCCAACCCGGTCCCAATGTTGTGATGTTCGGGTCCTTGGTTTCAAGGTCCACGGCAACATCGGTGTACCCTGTCAGGTCTGGGAACTCAGGCGGTATGTTCCAGTCTTTATCAATCAAGTCCAGTTCGCCCTTAAACTGGTGCCGCATGTCACTGCCAAAAAGGTTCTTCATTCACTGTCGCCCTTGTCCATAAACTCTGCACCGAGAGCGGTATACCCAGCTTTGTCTACCCACGAATCAATGTGGTCTATGTTCTCACAAAGACGGGCGGTCTTTACCCAGTCCATCATCAAGGCAATGTGCTGGTCAGTCACATATCCGTGGGACTTCATGGCCCCGTTTATAATTACGTTCCATCCTGTAGCAATGCGGTCAAAGTTATCTCGCGCATCACCATAATCCTTGGCTCTATCACCGTTTATGGTTTCCTTGGCTTTGTCGAGGAGTTCATTCCGGTTCATTCGGACCCCCTAAATAACTTACTTTCCCACTGACATACTTCATTGATGTGTGTCTGCCTTGTGGTAGGGCGAACCATACCTATTTTCTCCACCCAACCCAACTTTCTCAAAGATGCCATCATTGCTCCCCACACGTTATGGTGGTGGGGGTCAGACATCCCTTGTGTTCTGCAAAATGCACATATATTTCCGCCTTCAACAATCTTGTTTTTAGATAAATACTTAGCGGCGTTTTCGTAATACTCTTGCTTCCACTCGTCATCTGCGTGAATAAACACGCGAGTTATTTCATCTTCAATAAAATCAAACCTACTTTGTGGGACTGGTTTTTTATTCATATCGTATACCTCCATGAGTCACTTGATTGCAGAATATAAAGCCTCTCCTTGGCCCTTGTTACACCAACATAAAACGCTCGGTGTTCATCGTCGGGATGTTTGGATTCCACGCAAGCACGGGTTGACCCGTTGTAAACAACGCAGTTGTCATCCTCTCCCCCCTTCATGGCGTGAAAGGTAGATAACTTAATTCGAGGTGCCGATGTTAAATCCTCACCTCTTCTTTGCAATGCATCTATGTAATCTCTTTCCCCACCCGAAACGTTCAAAACATCGTAACCCGATGTTTCTGCCCCGTACATCAAACCAAAAGAAAACCGCAACTCATTCAAGGATAGCTCGGATGTCGGGTCCTGTGCGTCCAGCAACTTTGAAGAACCTCGTTTGACTGACGCATTGCGACCTTGCTTAGGTAACGACTTGTATAAATCCTTAATCCTCTGCAAACCGACTTTTTTATCCTGACATAATTCCTCCCATGTCAGGAGGCTTGCAACCAAAGATTCAGGCAGGCTTGATCTCCCTTTAATAGAATACTTGAACCCAGCGTTCCTAACCCACTTGGCTAGTCCGTATACCTGTGAGTTTGTACGCGCCATGATTGTCCAAGATCCACTTAGGATAGGAAGACTATCAAGGTGATACACGTAATCAACCAGCCCTTGTTCCTCACGAGGAAAAAACTCTTTTTCAACTCTGCCACTGATCCTCTGCACAATCCGCTCGGACAACCGATGCACACTTCTCGGTATGCGGTACGACTGGTTTAAAATCTCTACCTCCTTGGCAGATTCAATAAACAACTTAACATCTACCCCGGTCCAACGGTGGATAGCTTGATCGTCATCCCCTGCTATGATTACATTCTCTGCGCGTAGGGCCAGCTTCTTAGCCATCTCCCATTGCAGAGGTGTGAAGTCTTGGGCCTCATCAATAAAAAGATAGTCCAGATACGGTGCTTCCCCTATCTCAATATACTTCTCAATCATGTCTACGAAATCGTATTTCCCAAACTCACTTTTGTATTCATCTATCTGACCGCTTACTTGAACCAGTTTAGGATAGTACAGATTGCGGTTTCCAGACTGGTTGAACTCCTGATCCAAAGTAATCATCCTGTACCGCGCCCGTGTATCCATCTGTAAATACTGGGAACCCGATCCCCCGATACTGGGCAGCATGATACCATCATCTACACTGGCGCTGTCTTTACCCTCAAAGTCTAATCCCAACTCGGCACCAATAACCTGATAGTCAGAGGTTTTCATTACGTCTTGCGCCTGCAAGCCAAGGCCGTTGAAACCGAAAGAATGGCTGGTTCTCATGTGTGGGAAATCTGTGGCTTCTAAATTAACCGCCGCACAGGATCGGGCAATCATCTCCTCAATGGCCTTCTTGGTAAATGAAATCACCCCGATCCGTGACGGGTGCGTCCCCACTTCCAAGGCTGACTTAATTTCTTGGATCAACCGATAAGTTTTACCACACCCCGGAGGTCCAAGTATTAACTTGGCATTCGGTATCACAACTCTTTCCCCCGTGGTCGTGAGCTTACCCAATCTTCAATTTCCGTAAGCACCCATCGGCTTGCTGATCGCTTGGTGTTCTCATCCCCTAGAACAACGGGCTTGGGAAAATCTGTAGTCTGTGACATCTTATAAATATAAGACTTAGATACCCCCAGCAGTTCGGCAACTTCTCCTACTCTCAGGAGCCTGTTAGAATGGGATATCATTGTTCATCTCCTTTACGGGTAATGTTGGGGTGTCTTCTTCATAGCTTGGAACCGACCAGCAACGAATCGTGGTTCGTGTCCCATCTGACTTGTTGATATTTTGTGTGTGGTTCTCTCCGCCAAGATCACGAATCATCTGAATCATCTGACCTCGGTTCTCAGCCTTG